ACGATCCCTGTAGAAGGTGTGGCTGCAAGAAGACAAGGCATAAAAGGTATCACTACCTCTCCAGCATCAAACGAAAACGCAATTGCTTCCGCTGGGGCTACCCCATCAACCTTATAGGTCACAGCACCATTCAACGCCACATGAACTTCCAGAGTATGTGTCGCTGTATCCAACCATGTAGAAGTAGTTAAGGCTGTAGTCACTGTAGATCCACCATTAAGGATGGTCTCTGTTTGGATGATCTTGGTTGTTGTACCTGCACCGTTAAGGTTAAACGCGGCCATTTCGTCATAACTATCAACAGCATCGTTATATGCCTCGGCTTTTCTAAAACCAATAGCAAAGTCATCTGAACAGCTAATATCAGCTATTGTCATCCTGACTATAAAGTGGAATGGCCCATCTGTACCCACAGTAAACGCCGCACGTGAACCTGCTGTAATCCCTTGTGTGAGTTCCCAACCATCATTTTCGGTAGCGTCCCGCATAATGTCCAGACCTGTAGCACCCATAACAGGAGCGATCAATGTCTGTGTCTGGTTGTTTAAACACTCAAAATTAAGTCCGTCAATAGCCCACAAATTCACGGCATTATCGGTAGTTACTGCGGCACCTCCAGCTAAAATACTGGTAGTAGGGGTATCGTTAAAGAGGGTACATCCCCCTTTGGTTCGATACGCCCCTTGTCTCGCAGCATACGGAACGACGAAATACTTAGAACTGGGTTTAACACCATAGAAACTTACCCTGGCACCGCCTACGTGGACAATAAGATCCACTGTGGTTTTAGTCGAATAGAACTGTGCCAATCCGTTGTTAGGTCGTAGTCCTGTGATCGTAGTTGTACGTGTCATAGGGTTAGTAACGGCTGTGTCGCCTGACCGCTCCGCTTTAAGCGTAGCTGCTGTGACCGTCCCAGCGTTATACACCGCCACATAACTCAAATTAGTAAGAGGTTCCAGTCGCTCGTCACAAAACTGTACCTGATACAAACGATATTCTGCCGCCAATGCTACAGACCCCATCATGGGGACCATTATAGCCAGCAACGCCATTGTAATAATAAACTTTTTCATAATAAAATCCTTTCATAGATTTTTTTTTGTCTTTTTTACATGTTAAGATAGACCGGGGAATTAACCCCGGTCTTACGGTTCTCTTTAAACTGCCCTAAACGGGTCTACCGTTATCGTTCTGTGGCTGCCGTATCGGCTACGATAGTTGCGAAGTCCTGCTGAACGGTGTTCGTATCCTGGTCGAGACCTGGATCATTCCATACCGTCTTGGAAACACCATAAATCGAATCAACGCCGACACCTGGCTTACGCCCGTAATCGAAGTCCTTCTGGTGCTTCTTCCATGATTGTGCCCACGCGATACATCCGGCTTGTGCACCACACATAACAGCACGACAAATCCTGGCCGTGCCACTGGCGATATAATCATCGACGATGTTTGTTGCCGTATTAGGATCTTCAAACGATTCGCCCGCTATGCGAGTGGGGAGGCGTTCGAGTTCGTAAACGATAACATCGTTCCAGATACCCTTAATACCGCTGAACATGCGTTCCATCTGATTCGTCATTCCGGTCTTGCCGAATATCGGATTCATCAGGCCGCGGACATTGGCATTCTGCTGCGTAGTGTTCCAGTTAGTATCATACTGCAAATCCATACCCTGTAGTGGGTGGATAAACAGAACATAATAACCTTTGCCGTTGATCTTGATCGGACGGAACTTAGGAGCTGCCAGTTGTGCCTTGATTCGCATAGAATCAATGGTCTTGGTGCCAAACAAGTAATTCTGGTAATCAGACGCACCACCATCACCAACCAAACTAACGCTGGTTTCGGTAGAGGCCACACCTGCGTTTGTTTGTCCGCCGTAAATAATACGATTAGACGACGGGGCGTGTTCATTAACTGTCTGAATAGCTGACGTACCTTCTCCGACATAGGTTCCGCCATTGCCCAATCCACATATAGCGTAGATCAAGTCATTTTCAAGGCGTTCAGGTGCCCAGTCGCCCATAAGAGCTTCCGTGGCTTCCCTGATAATGTCAATCGAGGTATACTGTTCTGACATGATACCTTTTGACCGGACCGCATTATTCCTCTCGGCCACTGTAACCAAATAGTTGAAGAAACTCAGAGCTTCTTCGTTACCTTCCATGTCGCTGTCGTTACCGCCACCTTCGCCGTTCAATGGGGCACGAAGACGCATGGTGATCTGCTTACCTGCGGCAACACTTAAGTCTTTATTTACTTGAAATATACTGTTACCGCTAGTGCCCATGAACGCGGACAACTGCATGTTTTGCAGCATATATTCAAACCCTGTTTTCGGCCATTTCTCTTCCGAGAGACGGTTGGCCGTAAGAAATTGTGTGTCAATAAAACGAGCTGATGTCATACCTCTTCGGACAACATCAGACGGCGACAATATACTCATCCGGTCAATGCCGGTGCCTAGATTAAACAATAAAAAATTCATAAATCACTGCCTTTCTCGCCTAAATTACCGACGAAAAACGGCAGTTGTTGTTAGGAGAACATAAAACTCGTAATCCCATCAACATCGGCATCGTCATCGTCTGGCTCAGGCTTTTTACCCACTGGTGCTGCCGGAACGACCGGTTTGACAGGGGGTTTTTTGTTAGTTGTTGTTTCATTTTTAGTTGCCAACGCTTGTCGAGCATTGATAACGCGACGATTCAATTCCTGAAGAGGAGCACCACCCGCTTGTTCAATAGCGGTTTTTGCCAAACCATACAAGACTACACCAGCACGTTTGCCGTAAGGAGCCAGATTAGCCACATCGGCGTCTGAGATCAATCCTTGGCTTTTGGCTAATCCAACAACAGAGTCTAGATCGAGACCTAACCCTATCTTTTCAGCAGAATAAGTATCCCTTGCTAAAGTAATACCGTCATCTACCAACTGTCCCTGGGTTTGTACTTTAGCCTGCGTCGATTGCTGTTCTGTCTGGGCATTGTCAAACTTTCGCTGTTCCAGCAACACCGTTGCCGTTACAGCCTCCCCAGGGTAATCTTCTTCAAATTGCTCTTAAGGTGATTTTTCTGGGGGCGGAGGCGGGGTCGAAGGCACTTTATCAGCCATTTCCACAAGTAGCTCGGCTCTGGCCTCAGCCTTTGCCTGTGCTATCTGAGAATCACTAAGTTGCTGTCTTAGATCCCTTTCCGTCTCTTTTGCCTTTTGCCTTGCTGCGACATGAACAGGTACCGGTATATGACCTTCCGGTACTTCCGGTACTTCGTCTGGTATTACTTCTTCTTTTTCAGGCTCAGCCGGGGGAATCTCCCCACCCGGAGTTTCTTCTAAAGAAGGTGTCTCTTCGGCGGGGATTTCCTCCGCCGGAACCTCTATTTCAGGTATTTCATCAACTACGTTTTCAAACATCTCTTCCAAAACGTTAGATCCTGTTGCATCTATATCATTCATACTATCATTCCTCTATTACCGTTAGGTTTACGTTCTCCGCGAAAATCCGTCGCGGTGTCGGTCTCAGGCGATTAACGCTCGCCCGAAGCGTCCAGCTCTATTACGAATAACCCGAAAATACTAACCAGCGAGTGCTTCGTCCATACTTGTTTTTGCTTTTGTTTTTAGTGGTCTCTTCCAGAGACCGGCATCTATCAGTGCTACCTCGCGTCTCCAAACACGCCGGAGTTCCAGAGGGTAATTATGTGCGTTACTGCCGGACAGCCTGGCCTTGAGGTAAAGTCCCCTCTTCTGGGCCTTAGATAATTTGTTAAAACAAACCGTACACATACCATAAGCAACCGCCTTGGATTTTGGGTGGTCTGGACACGTCTTACCACAGATGGTAGTTTCAACATCTTCTGGCTTAGCATCCACCAAAGGTTTTTCTTCAAAACCAGTATTGACCTTCTCTACTGGCTTAGGTTTAATCGCCGGGGGTCTACCGGGTTTCTTTTTTGTCGTTACTTCGTCAGCCATAATAAATCTCCAAAAGCCTATTACAAGGCGTTAATTAGATAGTATTAACCTCTTTTTAGGTAATACTAATTTAGGTTTACGTTTACGGTTCTTCGGTTTCTTCTTAATAAAAAACCGCCATGTTTTATTTGTTTCATCCCATTGCCTCTCCGTCGTCAACACTTCTGGGCCGGGGGCAGTATCAAAAACCCCTTGTGGTATTTCTATCATCCCTACTTTACTCAACAATAAATACATCAAAGTACTCATGTCTTTGCCCGATAATACCGGTGCTTTTTCTAATATCTCGGCTTCGTTATTTTCTTTGTTTTCGGTTTTATTGACCATAATTACGCTGCTCCTTGTGCCGATGGCATCTGTGGTATGTCGGCTTTAATTTCTTCTTTGTTTGGTACATCGGTAGCGTCAATAAGCTGATTACGGGATACGGGTAACTGGTTGGACTCAATCAAAGCCCTGTTCAACTCAAATACCTCAACCATTTGGCGCTGCCTATTTGACTCAGCGTGAGGTGCCAAAGCCACTTTAACACCATATTTACCGTATTTCATAGACGATATTTCGTCAATAATCATAGCCTTAGCAACCGGAATAGCCCGTTTCGTAATCTCTTCCATGTACTCATTAAATGTCTTAACCTGTTGCTTATAGTTAAACAATACAGCCTTTTGGTAGGCTGGTCCCTCACCCTCCAGCACCATCAAGTCGGGTTTTTCTGGCATGGGCACTATCGGAATACCCTTAGCAGACAGTGTTTCTATAACCTGTTGTCTTGCCTTGTCCATCAATACAGGGTCGATCAAGTCTTTTTCGTCTACCAAAGCCATGATTTCTGCCTCGGAATAAACCCCTGCATACCTTATTATGCCGAGAACTATCTCACCCAAAAGCTCTTGTGTATAATCCCAATTACTACCGAGATTAGAAGTATTTTGCAAAGACCAGTTTTGTTTTGCGATAACTGACCGCCCGGATTCATTCTGGGACTGGTCTTCTGGTGTTTTTAATTGCACCTGGCTAATATCACCGATAAATCTGCTACCTTTTTCCGTCACGAGATCAAAACTGGCTGGGAAAGCGTTCTGTTCCAGCTTCGATACTTTACCTCCACCATCCGACTCATCAATCACAATGCCGTCTTCACTACCATGATCCTGTAGCCATCTTGAGAACTTACCTGTTACGTCTTTGGCGATCTTCCAGCCGGTGTTGGCCAGTTTTCTAATAAGGTTGAGTTCCATCGACCACGCCCAGTTTACCTGGTCTTGCGGCCCGATCAGGTTCTCAACTACGCTAAATTCATATCCGGATACAAAATACGGAGCAAATCTTACTATTGGGAACATACTCATACCATTAAACGGGTCTCTTTTATGTTCCAGCAAAACAGATCCCACCATCAACGCTTTGTGCAAAACAGTCACTACAATCGGATTACCGTGTTTATCCTCTTCGATAAGCTCAATCTGTGGTTGTTTTGGTTGTTCTGGTAATTCTTCACCGATAGATGCTGCGTACTGTTCAGCAACTTGGAGGAGAGCCTTAACCTCTTCCTGTTTCTTAATCAAACCTTTGGCATATTTAATATCTGCTGCTTTAGTCAGGGTCTTGGCGTTCAATAAATCGCCATTCCTTATAAGATAAGCACCCTTTTCAAAAGTTTTCCAGTAATACTTCGACACCCTGAATTTGTGTAGCTCTTGATCCACTTCAGTTTTAGACACGTCGATTTCGTCATCTCGATACGTGGTTTTTTGCGTATTCGTCTTACCCCCAAACATCCAGTTCACCAAACCACTGAACGGCCCGCCGTATCTCCTGGATGTTATATCATCGTCCCCTAGCTCGTTTTTACTCTTAGGATACTTCTTTATGATATATCCCTTATCAACCCATTCCTCGATAATTATGTACTTGGCCCCGTTTTTTAAGTCATTATAGTTGTATGACTTACACGCCGGGTCCGGGATAACCATGAACGGATCGAGTTTGCGGATTAGAATATCTCCGTTTACCGGATCATCATCAAAAGAAACATCCGCCTCTAAATATCCGCGAGCACACCTTATCCCGTCCTCAAAACATTGATTTTGCTGTCTTATGGCGTGGGACATATCGACGGTGTGTTTTGCCAAAGTAGACAATAACTCCGCCCCCTTTTGAGTTCCACCTCTAAGATTTTTTATTGTTATGTCTTTTGGGTTTTTAGCATCATGGCCACTTAGCTGATTTATGATAGGAAATATTCTATTGATAGTAAGCGAAAACTTACGGCGGGCTTTGTTAGCATCCAACACGTTCTTGTCCCACTGTCGGCCTACTGCGTACCGCTCGCATTTACTCATACGCGAAAAAGTGGTGTCGTTACCATCCTCCCCATCAGTGTGAAAGTCGGACAGTTTGATAAGCATCTTCTCTTTATCGGTGTCGGATAACTTTTTCATATAAGTTATTACCTACTATTTATACGTATTTGTCAAGTGTTTTATTGTTTTATTGTAAAAAATTATTTTATTTATTTTGTTTAACAACATATCATCGGGTCATTAAAATCCCCTCCAGGGCCATCACGGTACCCGCCCAAGCCATAATCAAACTCTGTTATTATTTCCTCTTCCGGGGTAACGAACTGTGATCCATAGACACCCATAACGAAACTGTCCGCGTCGTCCGGCGAGCACTTTAAAACTTTACGGATTTCCTTTTTAGATATAATCAGCATCTTACCACCACCTGCAGCCTTATATCTACTGGCCGTTGGGAGTTGTCTCAAAAGTTCTTTTTCCCCCTCTATCGGATGCACCCGCTGTTTGCGGATTTGTTCTGATGTGTATCCGTAAGCCGCCGCCCGCATATTTGCGTAAATGCTGGTTTCTTTATTTATAGGGCTATTAGAGGCATTAAAATACTGAACATGGTATCCTGCCTCGTCAGCCGACAGCATATCGGTAACACCCTTGCCGTTTCCGATACTGTCACTTATAAAATTCTTAGTGCCCATTTTTTGGGCCATTAACTTGGCTTTTAAAACGATCTCCTCCGTTTTTAATGGGTGAGAGTGGTCTAATTCCACTGTTTTTGTATTAACCATGCCCCTGATAGAACATATATCCCCTTCAAACGCGGTATCAATTGATACTATTTTCCGTGTCAGGGGTCTTAATCCCGGTAATTCTGACCATTTGATTAGCTTCAAATCATCCAGCATGGCCGAGTTAATCAGACACATTTCCTCTTCTGCTATATCTTCGCACCCGTACTCCTGCCGGTATAACGCCAAAGGCATCTCTAGTTTAGCGATTTCCAGTTGTTCCGGTGTCAATAACCCGCTGGCTTTGCCGGCACTGGAATCATACGCCGGTAACGCTTCTACGACCCATCGCGGATCATCTGCCCTACGTTTTGATATTTCCTGTGCGTCACTATTACCAAAAGCCGTCCAGATAAATATTGCCCACCTATCAGGAAACAGGTTTATCATGGGGAAGAAAATAGCCGTCCAGCCCTTCGGATCTTGTAATTGCCACTCATCGAACCCCACGCCGTTGTTATCGGGGCCACGCAGACTGTCTACTTTGTCCGCTCCCAGAATCCTTAAAATAGTGCCGTTCTCGAATTTTACCCGGAGTTGTTGCTCGTTCTTTTTCCAACCCATTTCCTTTTTATCCGGTAAATACCGGTCTAACATATTGGGGTCTTCCCAGACGATAGCACGGGATTGCTTGTATGTCGGGCCTACATAACTGTAAACACTATTTGGGTGCCGGCAACATTCCCTGATTAAGTAGTTGAGTAATAATGTCGTTTTTCTCGCTTTTCTATGCCATTTCAGGTCGAATAACCGTTTACCGCCCTGGTCGAGGGGGGTATCTAACGAATGCAGTATTTTACGCTGATGTACGTGTATCTGGTTATTGAATAGTTCGTTTGGTATTGACATTTGTTTAACTGTCTTTTAAAATGTTTATTAAGGACTGGACATCTTTTTTTGACCACACAAGGAACAACTGATCTGTGTCAAAGCACCCATCACGGCCATAATTATCTGAATCAAACGGAACCGACTCACCATGTTCCATCTTTGTAGTAAACTCAAACAAGTCGTCAACTAAAGGCAGGTCAAGTGATAGGTGTATCCAGTCATCCGTTTCAAGGGTCTGGCCCTTTATTTCAAGCCCCTCTGTGTAGCATGGAGCATATTTCGCATACAGCGTACCATCAGGTAACTCAAGAAACTCTTTTCTGTTTACTATCTTCATAATATACTCCTTTTTAATAATTCACGACCTCTGCTTCTATAAAATAAGGGCATGGCTCGCCTGATTATTTTACTTTACTCCTGATCCTTCTCATCTGCTTCTATAACCTGTAAAACCTGTATCGCATGAGAACTATTCACCGCTGCTTGTGAGAATCGCATAGCATCTTCTGATGTTTCTGCTTCGCCAGCCTTACGTATTAGTATGTTTACATCTTCTGTTCTTTTTTCCATGGGTTCTATCTCCATTTCTTTGGTTTTTGAGTTTTCGGTTATTTTTTTTTTTAGGCGAGCCATGCCTTTTTTTTTGTCCTTGTTTACTTAATAATTAACGACCTCGGCTTCTATAAATTCTTTCTGTTTTTTAGCCATCCCCGACATACCCTCAGTATTTAATACCTGGACATTCTCTATGTCGCCATAAAGAATTATTTGCGGTGCTCGGTTGGCTTGTACTGAATTATCCTCTGCTCGGGTATTGATTACCCCTAAATCGCCTCCGATCACCTTTAAAGCGTCCAGTTTATTATACAGCTTTATGGTGACTTCATCGCCGATATATTCTTTCTCTTCACCTTTACCGGTGAAAATAGCTTTTACTTTTACCTCTTTTATGGCGACCTGGGCCGCATAAGGGAGATCGGTTAAACTGCATCTGCCTGTGAGGAAAGGCTCATAAACAGCCATGTTACTCTTGGCTATGTGATTTATTTCCTTTAAAACGTCCTCGGCGAATATCCCGCACCTGCCGGCTAAAGTCCTCGTCCGTGCCGCGATAACAGGTGCTAATCTCGTTCGGAGGTGATCACCATCGCGTTTAGCGGTAGGTAATTCACACGCCAGGCCACACGCCATCGCCGCCCGGACATGATCGTAATCTATGAGGTATTCATCTACGAATCTTTTATATTGATATTCGATACTGCTCGGCGGGGCGTGGCCTATAAATTCGCCGTTGTCCTTATCCCAGAGTTCCAGGAGTTTATCTTTCTTGACGACTTTTAGTTTTTTGGGGATGGATTGTTTTTTGGGGATGGGCATTAACCCGACCCGCTCGACCGCGGCGATGGCTGTTTTTGGTATCGGCATGGTGGAGCCTGTGTCGATACGGCGGTTTGTTATGGCCAAGTCATCCGGATTATCGGCACGGGAGTTTGCCTGATGGACTTTGGCCACAGCAGCAGACAGTCCGGTGGGTGGGTCGGTGTCTTTGTTGAAATAATGCTTTAATTCGGTTAGTTTCGCCATAACGATTCTCATTATAGTGTTTTGTCACAAGGTGTCAAGGTTTAAATTATCTTTTCCAGAATCCGAACGAGGCGTTCCTGTTCATCATCTATCTCGCTACTGCCAATATATCGCCCTTCACCCAAGTAACCTAATCTGCTTATTAGAACATGGATCGCTTCGTGTTTGGCGTTTTCTTCTGGTGTAACACCAGGATAGTCTCCTTCCTCGATGTTAAGTCCATACACCACAGTTACAGCATGTCCCGCTTGGTTTATATGGACTTCGGCAAAACTACCAGGAAGATCCCTGTGTTCAAAATAAAATTTATATCCGTTTATACCGAGTATCGGGATTAGTCGATTAAACTCTTTTTTAAACCTATTAAACATCGCCTTAGTGGTCTGTTTCATTATTTTCCTTATAGATTTTTTTATAAACGTGTAACACTATCTATACGACATTCCGAGGAGATCGTCAAGATTACTTTCTAAAATTTCTCGCATTTTTATTAAAATACCCCATCCGAAGCTACTTTTATTTAATTGTTCTGCGACCCATTCCGGCGGAGTTGCTATGTTGCCGGCCTGATTATCTGATGCCCACTGACTGAGTTTATCTATCATGTGAATAGATGAGTGATTCGATTTTGTTCGTTTTGTTAGTTCTCTTTGTTCCATTCTTCTGGAAAGTCTTATTATTTTAGAACCGCCATATATAACCGGAAGGTGTTCTAATCCCAACATTATATCTATTGGTTCATTAAAAAGTCTTCGTAGAGATACTAACACTTTTATTGTCAGGGGGATTTCTATAAAGTTTTGTAAATTTTGGAGAACACCTATGCTCGTACAAGGGTATACACCCCCCGGCGTCTCTAGCTCGGATGTACCCCCCCACCCCCCTAACTCCCCTGGCGATCCGTTTACACCATTTTCACCAAAATTAGCCATTAAACCCGCCTGGGCCAGTAAACCCAACTCATCTAAGTCGGTTATCGTCATTTGGGCGGATGATAGCTGCCCGGCGATGTAGTGGCCGAGGTTGTAACGCCTGTCTGCGTAGCCTGTGACCCTGTTTAGGTTGGTTGCTCGAATAAAGCGGCTCATTCTGCCACCTTTGGCCTAAAGCCCGTCACTGCGTCACTGGTTGGCTTACTGGCGGCCTTGCTGGCCGCGAATTGTGCTAGCATGTCTTTAGCTCTAGCTTCCATGTCTTCGGCAGACATTATGTCACTGTCTGGCACTTCTTTGTTATTGTAATCTATTGCAGCACCTTTACCCACCAAAAAAGCCGCTTCGTCGTCATATTCACCTAAACCAACAATATCATCAATGTTGCTGTGGATCGCGTATTTAAGACGCACCAAAACATCAATAGAAAACGTCTCCCTTAATGCCCGATCTACCTCAACAGCGGGTGTTTCCATATCGGCGGCGTTATTGATTACAGCCCACGTTGAAAATTGCTCGATCCTGGATATAATAGGATAAGTACACCCGGCCAATTCGCAGAGGTATTTTTTAGTCTTTGGTTTGTATTCGCCTAATTCGTGGCGGATTCTTTTTAGTCCTGCCATCCTCCCGCGGTTCGCAGGGTGTGTATATTCCAGGCCGATAATGGTATCTATTGGCTCTTGGGTCAATCGGCGTAATCCTATAAGTTGCCTTATTGTTACCTTACCGACAAACCCATCAGCTAGCCTTTCGACCCAACGAGCTGACAAACCGCCGCCAGCCATATCAAACAGTTGCACTACTCTTGGGTCGTGGTGTGGTAATTCTGTCTTACCCTCCCCAGCCTCTACGAATTGTTGTTTAACGAACTGGCCAGCCATTATTGCGATTCTTTCCGACATGTTGTAAACTCCTTAAAATAAAGTAATATAGTCTCTAAATAACGCTCACAAAAAAGTATAACAAACAAAACGAACAATAGCAAGACAAATAAATAAAAAACTTCGTAAATGGTTAATAAAGTTAATAGTGTTTAGTGTGTTCACCCTTTTACAGAACTAATCGACTCAATATAAACAAATTGCGGGAATGTGCTCCAGTATCCCTGACAGATATATATCCCTATTATTAGCCCAAAAAAAAGGTTTTATATGTATATGTTATGTAGGTCAGATTTACCGCCGTTAAAACATATGGCCGGTCGAGGTTGGGGAAGTGGTGAACAAACAGAACCAACATAACTTTATTAACAAAATAAACACCAATCCGCACTATTTTAACAAAAACACGAAAAAACTTTTGCACCCACCAAACCGCACCAAATCCCCATTATTCACTACTCGACTAACGATTTTCGGCAACTCCCTCCATGCTGTATATGTGGGGTGTGTGGAAAATATAAAAAATAAACTGATTAGCTATTGACTCTCTGCCGATAGAGTGTATAGTTAGTAGTAGTGTCACACAAGTAAATAACAATCATATTTAATGAAAAGGGTTTAATTATGAACGAACAACAACAAGCATTTATGGCAGCACTGAAAAACTGGAACATCGCGGACGCTAAGCAGTATGTATCAGGATACGGCTACCGCCAAGCATGTAAGCTATGGGAAGCTGTTGTATCTATTGCTTGTACTTTAACCAAACCCGAGATACTTGCCGTGTGGCATTATGCAGCAGAAAACTATGGGGATGGTTTCGGTAAGCATGATGTAACAACCGCTTACAACCAGTCCAATGTTTTATTGTCCGGCAGCCGTGTATCATAGCAGACCGAAACGCAACAAGCCCCCCGGCAATCGGTCGGGGGCATATCTTAAAGGGTAACGAATTATGAAGAGCTTAAACCAAATACATATCGAAAGCCATGTTGACCTTATTACAGACCCCGCGAAAATCTGGAGAACTGGCAAAGTCTTTACTCAAGCCCCCGGTTTCGGCGAGGGTGTAGAACTGGAAGAACTCCGCATCATTGACATAAGGCCCAACGAACCAAATAAACAGGCACTAACGCGGCAGGGTTTCGACCCTAAACAATCCCGAATACAGATTATTGACTAAAACGGCAATTATGCCACCCATTTAACAAGGAGATAGACCAATGAAAGTAACAATCAACGATCACACGAACGAAATCACGATCACAATGCCAATAAGCCCGCGACCGTCCAAGTCGGGGAAAACACTTATTATCGCGTCAAGTGCGGGCAATAAGACGACCGAGGCCGAATACAACGGCAAACCTGTCGTCGTCGGGGTGAACTGTTATATTCCGAAGGATTAACCCTCAAGGCAAGTAATGAGTAAGGCCCGGCCAGTAGCGTGACCGGAGCTTATTTATTAACTGTTAAAAGAATAATAACGTATTAGAAAGGGTTTAAAATGTTTACAGAAAAAGAAAAATGGGAAGCCTTAGAGCACACAACAGGCGGGAAACTCGATCAATACTGGATAGTTGGGCCAAAACCCCCAATGATAGCGAGGTTGAATTTATACCCCGATGATAAATCTATTGATCAAAAAGCCAACGCCGCACTGATCGCCGCCGCTCCTGAGTTGTTGGCGGCGTGTAAGGCTATTATGCAGGCTGAAAGCACGCCTAACGCCGATGTTATGGAAATAAGCACTAAGGCCTTCTCTCGGTGCTGTCAAGCAATCGACAAAGCGGGCCAGTAATGACCGACACGGCAGCAATAATTTTAGATAGCATAATCGTATTATGCTTATTTATTTACGTTTATATCACTAATTAAAGGGTAAAACATGAAAAAATACCTCATAAAACTAATCCGGGTAGCTTCTTACGGGTCTTATTATAGCGTAATAAGCCTTGTTGATGACTCGTTTAACGCTTCTGGCTTCGATTCGCTGGTAGATGCTCAGGCATACGCAGAAAAGACGCACGCGGGAGGTACAAAATGAAAGTAAAAACAAGAGACTTAAGTTATTATGGAATAAAGCGAAAAATGAAGATCACTAGAGCATGGGCAATGCCCAACAAAAACACTTTCAGTATTAAACCTATAAATATGATGATAAGTACAGCATTTTTAAGTCAGTCACTAATGAAAAAGTGCTACGCTGTCGATCCTTTCGTTAGGGATAGCCCGTTCAAGGATAGGTGTTATTCTAATGATCTTGATACAGATATAAAGGCAGATTGTCACATGGACGCCCTTGATTTCCTCAAGACAATCAAGACGGATTCGGTTAATATGCTTCTGTTTGATCCGCCCTATTCGCCGCGGCAGGTGTCGGAGTGCTATAAAAAAATGAATAAGGCTGTTAATATGCAAACAACGCAGTCGAGTTTTTGGGGGAATATGAAAAAAGAAGTTGCTCGCATTATGACCAGCCGTGGGACTGTTATAACTTTCGGCTGGAATAGCGGCGGGATCGGAAAAGGGCTAGGCTTTGAGATAGAAGAAATACTGCTGGTGGCTCATGGCGGCTGGCATAATGACACGATTTGCACACTAGAAAAGAAATTATAATAACGAAGTAAGTAAACTATTTTAATGAAAAGGGTTTTATCATGGAAACGAACACGAACACCGAAACGAACGAGCTATATAACGAATCAAACACAGCGACATACTGCCCGGAAGATAATAAACTCCGTCTGTATGTCGGCAGAGTCCCCCGCGATGAGTTTTTAGCCCTCCGCGATGATGGGTGGAAATCAACACCTAAACAAGACTGCGACTTTGTAGCCACCTGGACAACCGCTCGCGAAGATACCGCCCTGAATTATGCTGGTTATATAGGCGACGAAGACCAAGATCACGAAGACCGAGCAGCAGATCGGGCGGAACGCTTCGCCATGTACCGCGACAAAAGAACCAGCGAGGCACACGAACACGCTAACACCTTCTATACTAAGCCAGATGTCCACGGCTACCAGAACCAAGACAAAGCCGACCGAGCCGCCAGCAGGCACAACCGACACCGCACGCACGCCGGGACACAGTGGAGCAAGGCGGAATACTGGCAGACCCGGACGGCGGGCGTAATAGATCACGCCTTGCACCTGTCACGACCAGACGTTCGCCGGGGTTGAATCCTCAAACTCGAAGCAGAACAACGAAAGCATATAAAGACATGGACCGATCACACCCAAGAGCAACAACACGCCCACGACGTATATAATGGTATCGCGGGTAATAGAAAGCTAATAGTTTCGAGGTCTTTTCAGTATATACTAGGCCGCCACGAAATAGAACCCGCCGGGAAAGAAGGCAAATACACGCTCGATCAGTTAAAACTATCATCGGCCCTTACTATGTGCGAATCGTACAGCGACACCGAAAAAGCACTAGCCACCGGAACGCTAACCCCGAAGACATTCGCCGCTAATTGGTTATCTGATCACCCCGAACGCCCCGCCGATTTCGTCCCCGGCGGTCGTTGGTACGCTCACCAGGTCCACCGGATCGCCTACGAAAATCAGATGTTAGAAAACGAAGGCGGCAAGGCGTCCGAGGTCGAAATGATCCCCGGCGGATTTCTCGGCAAGTATCAGATACACAGGGTCCATAAGTCAAACGCAACAAAACAAGTCGTCAGTGTCTCTGTTATGGCTCCGGCTGGTCGATTTGAATATAGTTGGCAGGCCGGACGTAATACAGAAGACCACTTGCAAAAGGTCAATATCCAGCGAGCCGGGGAAAGTGTCTACCGGGCACCGACCGCCGAAGAACTGGAAGCGTTCGCCGGGATCAAAAAAAGTATGCAGGCAAAGACAAAGAAAGCCAACGCCGGAAAGCCTAAACTAATCAACCCGACCAACGAAGCCGCCGAAGCACTACAGGCCGAACTCAACGAGAAAGCACAGCAAGCACTAAACGGACGCGAAAAAGGCCGTGGCTATAGCCTCGAGGCCCCACCGTCAACCGTTCGGTATATGACACAAAAGGAGTATTCCGCGAACTCCGGCGGGGATCGTGCAGCGTTCGAGACACGATTTTTGCGAGAAGGTCCGACACTCGACACTTATTACCGCCACCATCGAGCAAAGGAAATGCCGATAGTTTGCAAGGTCCGCACAGGATCGAGTAACGGCGAGGGTAACAGGTCTTATACATCATACGGGGATTATTCTGTCATCGTCATAACCGACAAGCCACAAAAGCCCCTGCCATCGTGGGAAGTAACCGAACAAATCGCCGAGGACGCCGAAGCAATAAAGGCGTAAACCATAACCGCCGCCCGGTCTTCTCTCCGGGCGGCTAATTTTAAAGAAGGGCTATTTTATGGGATCAAGAGAAAGAGATAAAAAAGTGAGTATTTATATAGGGAATGAATTAGAGAATTATTGGGCTTCTCCGAGAAATATTTTTATAGTAAAGGCCAAAAAAGCATATAAAGAGGCAGGAGAAAAATTCAGTTTATCGGAAGAGGAAGAAAACACACTGCTAAAAAGAATTGTTTCCTTTAGGCAATTATTGAAAATGAGACAAAGCAATAAAAAAATAAAAAAAGAACTATTACTATTGGAAAAAACAACGGGCAAAGTATTTTTCCCTAGACTTGAGGCGACAAGATGAACCCCGGACACAATAGATTATTAAAACTCCGCGACGAAACAGAGGCCCACGGCGTCGAGATGGTATTTGATCGGGCGAGGTTCGACACCCTCGCCGATCCATCAAACAAACCGCGAGCAGTGGCGGCGTTTAATCTATTCCAGACACCACCGGACATAGCGGATCGGATGGCCGGGCTACTGCCGGACATATCCGGCGGGGTGATATTGGAACCGTCCGCCGGGCTGGGGCGGTTATACAACGCACTACGGCGAGCAGCTAACGCCGGGCATATCGGGCCTGTTATACTGGCCGAACAGTCGGCGGACTGTTGCCGGGTGTTGTATGACCTTATCGAATACGACCGAGAAACAACACTTTGTCAGGGTGATTTTCTCGAAAT